TACTTCTACATCACTATCAGAAGACGCTAAAATTCCACCAGTTGAAGTTCCATCTAAATCAGCTATAAAATAATCATCAACACCATCAAATGTAAAACTATTTGCATTTGTGAAACTTGCGGCAGTTATGCCTATTGTTTGTTCTGTAAATGTTCCATCAGATAACTCATATTTAACTGTATATGAATTTATACTTGATGTTGAAAGTGTTATTTCACCAGTTGATGAATTAATACTTAAACCGCTTGGTGTAGCAGTAAAAGTACCACCAGCATCACCAGTTATTGTTGGTGTAGGGTTACTACCATCTTGAGCATAACTATCAGCAGAATAGCTAAATGAAGCATCTGAGCAATTTGCTATGGATTTATAAGAAGAACCCCAACCAATAGTATTATCACACACACCAACACCCCAATAAGAACTTTCATATATTTTACCAAAATCTGACATACTTTTTTTTATTTAATATTTATAATACCCAACCTCCAAAATTAGCAACCGTATCAGGATCAATATCACCATTTGAATTACTATTATATTCAGGAAATAAATTAGTGTTAAAACAAATATAATCTATAAACCTATTTGTGTAGTGTTGTGCTTTAGTTCTTGTATTTTCAATTAAAAAATCTACTCTATCTTTATCTAATGCAGTTGCATTTTCTGGGCTATGTTGAAAGATTCCACCATTAGTTATGTTAACACCAGCAAAAGGTAAATATTCTACCATCGCCCAATATATTAACATATCTTTCAAATAATCTTTTACTAAATTAAAATAGTTTGGATTTAATAATTCAGTTAATTCACCATCTCTTATAAGCTTTTCAATTTTTTCATATAAATCTGTACCTAAGTAGTTCTGCATGTGTATATCTTGCGCCAGACGTATATACGGTAAAAATTTATCTGGGTCTAAGTTCCCATTGGCACTTGTAAAAGTGACTAAATCTTGACGTGTTATGAAAAGTGCTTTCATGTTTTAATTATTTTAATTCTGGTAAATTTTTGATTATTGGCAACATTTTATCAAGTACGTTTCTTCTTGTTTCTAAATCTTTATATCCAGGTACTCTATCTGCATCAACATCTAATTCTTTTGCCATTTTATTAATTTTTTGTAAGGTATCATCAATAAATTTTATATTTGATTGAGCAAATTTGATATTATCTTTGTTACTTTTTGTTAACTTTTCATAAACTGTAACCATTTTTTGCATTTTATCATAAACTTTATCAATGCTTGTTGTCAATCCTTTACTTGTTTTTAAAGCATCTTTAATTTCTGTTGCAATGGATAATTCAACTTTATGTGTACCTAATTCTGTTTTATCTGAATTTAGTTTGCTATATACTGTTTCTATTGTTTTCATTTTTTATTTATTTAATTTATTTTACTCCTGGATAATGTCCGTTATTTGGCATATTAATTGGTGCTACTTTTGCTTTATTGCTTCCAGCTGGTGAACGTCTGTAACTCTTAGGTATTTCTTTAACTCTTTTGTAATCATCTAAATTTTTACTGCCTTTTTTTCCTTCAAGTGCTTCTTTTGTTTTCATTTTGTATAATACTTGCACCCACTTGTGTTTGCAATATACACCGCCTTTGAATTTAAACAATGAATATGATTGCCCATTGTGCATAGGTAATTTAGCAGATTTTTCAAAAGCTACTGTACTGGCTTTATCTATATCTTCAATTCTATATACAATGCCTTGCGCAGTTCTTGCCATCATTGCTTCACAAAATGGCCTTGATTTATTGCCTTTTTTATTTGGTTTATTAGAACCCTTAGTATATTTAAATCTAATCTTATAATATGATTTATCTAAAATACTAAATCCACTTGGCCTATCATCAATACTTGCTAAATCAGTTTTAATTAAACTATTCGCCCAATCTTCTTCATCATTAGTTTCTAAATAATCACGTTCTGCAACTTCTTCCCAATCTTCATCCATTACTTCACCTTGTAAACCATCTAAAATAACTTCATAATCTTCATCACTTAATTCTTGTTTACTTAGTTTAGATTTACTAATGATTTCTTCTATTTGTTGGTATTCATCATCTTCTTTAAAATCTTGGTCTTCAACATCAATACCAGTTTCTTCTTCTATCACTTCAGCATCCATATCTTTATCAATTTCAATGAATTCTAAAGGTTCAATAGTTTGGAAATAAAGATTTAATGAAATACCATTTACTGCAAACATTTCATCTAAAGCATCTATCAATAATTCTTGATATGGTTTTATAACTACATTATCAAATAATAATGAAGCATTTTTAATTTCATCAGCATTACTTGAAAAGCCATTAGCTGAGTTTAAACCAATTAAAATTGGTGAAGTAACCCTATGTGTTACCATTATCTTTTTAGAGCATTCTTCACTAAGATATGAGTAATGTGCTGGTGCATCATTTAAAGGTACATCATCAATAGTTGTTTTACTTTCTGCATCATTGTTAAAAGCAATTATAACTTTTTCTCCATGACTGCCTGTTAACTTATTCATGACATCATTTTTGATGCTTAATTGTTTTTCCCTATCTGGTACACCATTGTTAAAGTTCACCACTTTAGTGCCTGAAAAACCATTTTGGCAATCATTAATTAAATAGTCAGCAATTTCTTTTTCTAATGTTGCATAAGAAATCTGATAATCTGCTGGACTGTAATAATGGAAACCGCACACATATCTTCTAACTATAAATATTTCATTTTGCGCGCCTGAACCAAAAACTGGAAATCTTTTTAATTTAGTATTTCTTGTTACATCTTTCCAATCAGCACTATAGTAATATGCTTCAATATCACCTTCTTCATTGCATTTTTCAGCTCTTAATGTTTCCCTTGGAAAATGTGTAATGCTTTTTATTTTTTTACCTTGATATGTAACCTGAAAAGCACCTTCACCTAATAATTTTAAATCTTGACAAACCCTTCTTAAATCTTTCTTCTTTAAGATAGATTTCATGTTTGCATATTCTTCTGGCTTTTTATGACTATCAGTAGCATCTAAACCTTTACCATAAATTCTATCTACAATACCATTTATTACTGCATTGTTAGTAGTTGAATCCATGAACGCATCTATCAAATTCTGATAGTAATCATTGTTTTCACCAATACCAATCCAATCTCTGTTTTTTTCCTCAGTTATTACTGGTCTTTGATATTCGTTTAATTGTATTAAATGTAAATTATCCATCTAAAAATATTTTTAAGCATAAATGTATTCATTATTGCTTGTTGATTTCTCAATATATACATTATTGCTAATTTCAAAAGTAGATAGTGTTTGGTCAGTACAAAATAATTTATCTTTAAATATTAAAGTACCATCCGTTGTATTATTAACCTCCACAGTGTAAAAATTAGCTTCTTCAAGGGCCTGAGTTGTGCTATAAGTGTAATAGTACTTGACTAATGTAAAAGACGCGTTAGAATCCGTTAAAATGACTTTATTTTGTTCTTCACTTTTTATAGTTAGTTTATACACCTTAGAATTGTCAATAGTTTCCCTGGGCATAAAATTAATTAATCTTGTTCCACTTTTAGTAATTATTTGCATTTTTTTTTATTTTACTTTTAAAAAAAAAGGAGGATAACAAATTTGTAACCCTCCTTTAGCCAACTTAAACTATATATTGAATCACACTAAACTATGAATTTTGTGCCTATTTTAGCTATTTGTACCAACAACATATGTAATAGTTGCAGTACTCATTCCTAAATATGGAGCTGCCGAAGTTCCACCAGCTACAAAGTTAGCAAATGTATTTTCTTGCCCCACCATTGTAATTGTGTAACCTGATAAATCACCCATTGCAGTACCAGTATTGGCTGCAATAGAGGTTACTTCCATTCCATTTTTTAAGCCACATTGGAAGAAATTCCCGTTATAGTCCTCAACTACTACATGGGGCCTTCCGTATGCCATAAGCTTAAATTCTTTGTGGAACTCTTTTTCCATTTTAGGAAATGTTAACGTTAAAGTTTGTTCTGCAAAAGTAGTTCCATTTTCTCTTGAACTATTCATTGTCTGGTCTAAACTGTTAGTGCCTTTTAAATCATATTGGTATGCTGTAAATGTTCCAGCTAAATCAGTAATCTCATCATTTGATTCTGTTACTGCTCCTAAATCTCCAAAATCCACAAACCAACATCTTACAATGCCCCCGACAATATCTTTGCATGGTACTTTCCTTCCTATACTTAAATCACAAGCCATATTGAATTTGTTTTAATTAAGGGGGGAAATTAATCCCCCTTTAATGGTTAATTAATTAATTTATTTTTTAGGTGTAATAAGTTACCTCACCTAAAAGTCCGATTTGTACACCAGCTTTCCATCTTGCAACAAATCTTACATTTTGATCACCTAAAGTATCTGAAGTATCAATTAATCTTAATTCAGATAAATCACCAAGAATACCACATCCAAAAAATAAATTTGAAATTTGTGTACACATCATTTTGTTAGCTGGCATACCAGGTGCTAAGAAAATTGGAATACCATCAAAAGTAAGTCCACCACCGTTATACCATTGTGTCATTTTATCATCAGTACCAGCTGAACCAGTTAATGCAAAACCACCAAGGGCTCTTACATAAGCTTGGAATACTGCGTTACCAACGTAAATTCTTAAATCTTCTTTATCTAAGATTGCTGGTGTGTTAGTAGCAACATGGTCAACTACTTTTCCTAATTCTGTGATAACATTTGATGCAGTAACAGTTGTACCAACTACAATAGCACCACCAGCTAAATCAGAGATGTTATTTCCAGCAATAGTTGTAAAACCGTCAAACTCACCAGCATTGGCATTAACACCAGCCCAAATGTTCGTTTCTGTCTTAGCTGCGATTTTAGCAACATACTGTTGTACAATAAAATCTGCAAATGATTTTGGTAAACTCTGATTAATTACAGAATAACCCATTTCAGCTGATTGCCAAGATTGAGCAAATGTTTTTTTACATTCTGTTTTATTTACTTGGAATTCTTCTACTTCAAGTACTCTTTCAGTGAGTGTTAAAGTTCCAGCATCAGTGTAATCACATCCTGCGTTTACTATTAAATCATCACCCATTACTGATTTTTGCATTACTTCTTTATAAGCAATGTTTGGAAGTATTGTTACACCCCCGTTGTCAAGTGTTTTTCCACTTGTTAATGCTGCTGCTATGTATTTATCCTTAAATTCACCAGCATATGTAGTTGTTAAACTTGTTGCCATTTTTATTTGTTTTTAGTTATTTAATTTTTCGTATATCCTTTGTTGTAATGTCTTAGGATAATTAGTTTTCTTTAATGTAAACTTACTTTCATTTGTTGCTTCTGGGTTGTGTTTAACTGGTTCAGCAACTTCAGCTGAAAGTTCTATATCTACATTTTCTTTAATTTCTTCTTTAAGTTCTGCATTAACTTCTTTAGTTACTTCTTCTTTAGTTTCTTCTGAAAGTTCTGCTGATGCTTCTTCTTTTACATCTTCAGGTGCATCAACTTTATCTGCTTTAAGGTCAGCAATGGCATCTTCTAAATTTTTGATACGCTTCTCCATTCCTCGCCAATCAAAAACTGCTGCTTCTTCATCTAATTTTTCTTCAGCCATTTCTTCTTTTGTTTCTTTCATATCTTCTTCTTTTGCGGGTACATCATCAGACACGTCTCTCATGTCTGCTATAATTCCTTCTTCTTCAACTACTAAAAGTTTACCATCTTCAAGTTGGTATTCACCAACTGGCATTGCAATTCTTTCATCATCTGATTTAATAAATACTGCTTCACCTTTTTTAAATTCTTCAGCTTCAATTATTGTTCCATTGTCAAGTTTCATTTGAGTTAATTCAACTTCTCTAACTTCTTCAGTTAGTTCAATTCCACCAATAATGGTTTTAATTTTATTTAACATGTCATTTGCTTTCATACTATATAAATGTTTTTTTTTTCAACTTGTTATACCTTTTTTTTATTTTTTTTTAATTATGCTTGTGTTTTGCCTATTCCTTGCGCCCTTAATGAGCCATCACAACATTTAACACTATATGTATTGTCTTTACATAAACAACCTCTTTTACCGCCCTTTGGTGAGGTTCTACTTTTTTCACCTCTTTTTAGTTTATTTCTCATTTTTATTTGTTTATATGTTTTTCACATGGCATATACCAAGTTTTATTTTCTAATTCATGTGTATGAAATCCAGAACACCCAATATTAATTGCCATTTCTTCTGCTTTTTCTTGTGTACTATAAGCTAATCTATCATCAATAATTGCATAATTTTCATCAATAACCATTGATTCTAAATTAACTTCATCAAGTTCTTTTAGTTTACTTAATGACCATCTTAAACCAGCTTTGCCACCCCATAATAAATATGATATTGTTCCACATGCTTTAGTATCACTTTCATCATAATATGTTTCTGCCCTACTTAAATAACTATACATTCTTTTAATAGTATCTAAACTTATATTTTTTTTATCTGCTAACTGTTGCGCCCTTACTTTTCCAACTTGTGTAGCACATTTATTATTTACTTTTTTATTTAGTTCTATTCCCCTTTTAGCATTATTACTAACTGCATCAGGATAATCATTATAAGTTTCTAATTCAATCTTTTTTTTTTTAAATAGATTTCTAATTTCTTCTATTTTTTCTTCTGCTTTTTTTTCAGCAATATGTTCTACACTTGCTTTTATGTTTGCTCGGTCAGCAAAAAAACCTTCAATGCTAAAACCCCGAACTTTATTTTCCCGAACATAATTATTCCAAACATCATCATTGTTTACTTTCATAGATACCATCCATGTACCAAGAGGAACATCCAAACCATATTTTTTAGTTTTATCCATTTCAGCATCTTCTACTATCCATGATTCAACAACAGTCAAACCATTTAATGCCATATTATGCTCTAATGTTGTATTGTTTTGATTTCCATTCATAAAGAATAATTCACTTGCTTTTCTTACTGTATCAGCAGAAAAATAAACATAGTATTCTTTGTTTTCATCCTTTCTGTATATAGGTTTGTTAGGAATCAAAGCTGGTCCCATTAAAATACGTTTTTCATCATCTATTTTTGCAAATTTGATTTCTTGTGATTTTAGTTTTATAAAATCTGATTCAATGGCTGGTGATGATACAATACTAATTGCATCTATTCCAGCAGTTTCATTTTCTTCATCTAATAAAAGTTCTATTATTTCCATTTTGTTTTGTTTTTAAAAAGTTGCTGTTTCTATTATTGCGTTGTCTAATTGTTGTGCGGTTGTAACATCTTGAGATACTACATAAGCTTGTATTGGCGGTTGGCCTTGGCCTAATGCGGTTGCTATCTGATTAAATCCTGATTGCCCTACTACGTTAAATGCTGGTGGTTGCGTTGTTGCTCCAGTTCCACCACCTATTCCACCACCTAAATTTGGCCTTGGTGATGTAGTAGCTTGGCTTCCTTGAAATTCTGTTTTTGATATGGTTGCTATTTGCGCTGCCCCAGTTGCTGCAACTATACCAGCTTTTATAAAGTTTGCACCAGTCAAAGCATCTTGAGGCACTGCAAGTTGTGCTATTATACCTTGAGCAGTTGAAACAATTGCTTGTGCTATTCCTATTGCTTTATTTACATTAAATGCTTTTCTTGCACTTTCTTCATCTTCTTTTGCAAATGCTTGCACTAAATCATTTATAGCACCCAATGCATCAGATGCAATAGATAATCTTTGTTGCATTAATTGGGTTTCTTCTTCTAAATCTTTTTTTCTTAGTTCATCCAATGATTCATAATACAACATATTAGCTCGGTTTCTTTCTTCTAAGCTAATTTCTTGTATTTCACTTATTCTATCATTAATATTACTTTCAATTTCTAATGTTTTAAGTCCCCTTGTTTCAATTGTTATAATTGAATCTTTAAGTGCTGCTTTTTCCCTTTCTATTCTTCTTTTGTTTCTTGCTTCTTCTCTTTTTTCTTCATTTGCAGCATATTCATCTTGTGCTGCTTGTTGGTTTTCAATTATTTTTAATTCAATTTTTTGTTCACTTTCTCTTATTGCTATTCTGTCATTTGCCAATTTTTCTTCTAACTGTTTCAGTGATTCTCCAACTCCAGCTGAAGCAAAAACAGTTGTCTCTTTTAAATGTTGTATTGCTTTTTGAGTTTTTTCTTCTTCAGCTATTAAAGCTTGATTTGATTGTTTTAGTTGTTGTAATTGTAATTCTCTTAATTGCTTTGCACTTGCGCCTCTTAATTTTGCTAATGCTAATTCTTTTTGTTGGTTGTGTTCCATAGCATCAGATAATTCATCAAACGCTTTTTTTTGTGCTTCAATTGCTTTTTGAGTTTTTTCTGACTGGCTTTCTAATTCTTCAGAGCCAGAAATCCAATCACTGATAGCACTTATTGCCTCCATTATTCCAATGACTAATGCACCAACACCAGTAGCTATTATTGCAGTTTTTAAAGCTTTAAATGTAAATGTTGTAGTTTTCACAGATTTACTAAATAAACCCATAATTGTTGTAGCAGCAACAGTAGTAGCATTATTAATTTTTTGTAAAGTGTTTGATGTTGCTAAAGCATTGTTTAATAATTTTCTACCAGCACTAATACCTTCAATTGCGCCTTTAAATGCCATTGATACACCTATAGCAGTACTTATTCTTTCACCAGCTTCTGCAATTGGGCTATCTTCACCACCAAGCAAAACAAATGCCCCAGTTAAATCACCAACCGCCCCAGTCAATGCACCAAACTCACTTGCAACTTGTTCTGAATCTAAAGATTCTAAAGCAAGTTCTGTATTTTTTAATTCTGTTTGTGCCTTGTTTAGTTCACGTGATAATTTTTTAAATTCTTCACTACCAAATTCAGCTTGCTTTAATTCATCTTCTAATTTACTAATAGCATTTTCTAAGTCATTAATATTTTTAATGGCCTGCGGTGCGCCCTCTACATCAATTTCTACTAAGATAGTTTTCATATTCTTTTATTTTTTTTTGTATTGCACCTTCTTCAAAAGTTTGTGCATATAAGTTTTTACCTAATGCAATATTTATGTTTTGATCATATATATTATGTTCCTTGCAAAATTCTAATGCTTCAATTAATTCTTTCATGATGTTGGTTCATTTAATAATTCAAGTGATGATTCACCTGTTTGTAGTTTAGTTGTTATTTTATTTATAGTAAATGCCCTTCCATTTACAAATACTTTATCAGCTAAAGAATACGTCAATAAAAACTTTAATGGCAGTATGGCTTTATATTTAAATATTCTTGTTTTAGTATTGAATACTCTTACTATATAATTTTCATAAAACTTTTGAAATAAAGAATTATTATCACCACCATAGTCAGTTAATGTATAACTATTTATTTCACTTCCAAAGTTTAAATTAAATGCTGGTGCAGTTGATGCAGTTCCTAATTCATTTGCATTGTGTGGCATCCAATAATCAGTTAAGGAATATCTTGTACCAGCATCAGCAAGTGTGCCATCATCTTTTCTAACTGTATCAACAAAATTTATAGGGGTGCTTATTGATGTTTGATAAACTCCATAAAATAATAATGGTTTTGGTATTACTTCATCATCTGATTCATTTACGCTTAAACCATATTGTACAGATGTATATGAATCATCATCTAAATCTTGTAACCTTTCATATAACATATGTCCAAATGGTGTTTCAACTTTATATGTTGCGCCCCTACTTGCGTTTGCTTGATAATCTAATTTGCCATATCTATTGTTGTGAATATTGCTATAAGCTAATGCAAGTTTAGTTTTTGGTTCAGGGTATTCAAGTATTATATCTGAAAATGGAAGTGCTTCACTTACTGTATTTTCATCTGTTTTAACATATTGGCTAATATCATGAGTAGTAGTAGAATCACCATAAAAATCATCTAATGTTTTAACTACTATTTCATCACTATCATTTAGAAATGCAGTCAAATTAAATTGTTTAAATATACCTTTTAAAAAATCTAATACTTTTATTTCTGGTATTTCTTGAGTTGGTGCAAATTCTTGCGCAGTAGCAGCAATAGTTGATGTTGATGTATGTTTTGCAGAATATAAAAAACTTGCAGCGTTATCTAATACAAATGTTTCTATTTCAGATGTAAAAACAAAATTAGAATCACAAGTTACTCTTGTTACTAATTCTTTTTTTTCACCTATTGCCATAGGATCAGTAGATAAATCAAAAACTACACCGACATTGTTTGTGCCACTTGTGGTTAAGGTTGCTTCTATTGTATCTGTTAAAGCATCAATAATTTCAACAGTATAGTTTGTTGATGTATAAGTTGCAGTAGGTATTACTTTAGTAATGTATTGAAAAGTTGTTAAATCTGGGGTTTTTTCTATTGTATATTTACCATTGTTAAATAAAGCTTGTGATGTTGCGCCAAAATATGTACAAGAACCAGTAGTTACATCAACACAATTAAAAGTTGTGTTTCCAGTAATATCAAATACAAAACTATATTTACCTATTTTTCTATTTAGCCATAAATACAAATTACTAAATTCAGTTGAATCAAAAAATTCACTTGATTTAAAAGTGATTCCGTATTGTTCTTCAATTGCTTTAATTATTAAACTTGCTTTTATAGCTGGTTTTAAATCTTCTGGGAATACACCCCTTCTGTTATATGTAGGATCAGAAGAAGCAGCCATAAAAATATTGCCATTATCACCCCTTAAAATTGTGTAATTTTCACCAGTAGACATTATATCACTACTTAATGTTAAAGTATTGTTATCATCAATAGCAGTTACAGAAGCTATTGTACTATCAGTTGTGTTTTTAACTACATCATTTACTAAAACAACATTAGTAAAATTTTCACTTGTATCTTTTAATTTATTTGAAGCTGAAGAAGTTGCAGTACCAGAAAGAATAGTAATATTTTCACTATCATAAATATACCTTTGCTTTCTTGATATTAATGGGTGTATAATTGCATCAGTATATGAAACAGAATCAACAGTAAAATCTAAACCTAAATTTAAACCATTTCTTACATTAGTAGTTGAATTAGCAAAAGTAAAATTATTTAACCAAGCTAAATCATCTAACTGGTCTTCACCAAATGTATTATTTAATGAAACTGTTTTACCAAAAAAAGTAACCTTGTAAACACTTGGTTTATTGTTCTTCATCTTAACTTCTTGAAGTTGTATTTTACCGCTTTTAAAAGGTTGATAATTTAGTTCTATAATTGCTTCACTTTGTATGTTGCTATCAAAACCATCTATGTCAGGATTGTACCAATGTTGAAATAGTTTATTATTAATCTTAGATGCTGGTAAACTAAATGTTTGTGAAAAATCTGTAAACACTTTGTCAATATCTCTTACATCTTGAATGACTTGTGTTAGTGTTACATTTTCATCACTAAACATGTCTACTTTCACATAATCTTGTGTAACATTGTTTCTAAATTGTGGCCTGATATATAATATTAATTCTTGCATTAATGTACGTTATTAATTAAATCAAATGCATATTCAAAATTGATAGCATAGTTTATTAATTTATCATTTAAACTTGTTTTAAAACTTAGTGAACTATCAGCAACCTTCATTGGAAATACTGTACTATCTTTTGTCATCCATACTGCTTTGCTTACTAATAATTCTTCAAATGTTGGATTCATGGCTTCATCTACAAAACCTGAATTAATGCTTATTGATTCATTTGCATTTATGTCATATGTTCTTTTAGATGCTTCTGTTGTTGTATAGCTTACATTTACCCTATCTAATAAATTCCTATTAAATTCACTTTTAGTTACATTCATGTTTTCTAATGACTTTTTAAAGAACCATAAATCTTGTAATGCTCCATTCTTATTTATGAATGTTATTTTAATAGGTGTATATTTACATTCTTCTACTTCTTCAAGTGTTATAGTTGCATCACCAACCGTTCCAGCAATATCAATTTTATCAGCAGTACCTGAATATGTAATGTATTGTATTTTTTGGTTAGTGTTTCCATTATCTGTGATTGCAGTACTTTGTACAGTTACACCATTTAATTTAAATGATACATTAGTTGCTGATTCTGCATTTATTGCTAATACAATAGTAGTTCCTTTATTATATTGCATATAACTTGCAGTTACTAAATCATCTAAATTTAAAAGATGGTTTGCGCCATCCTTAAACTCACTGTATGAATCAAATGCTAAAAATGTACTTGATGAGGTTGTTACCGCACTTGCTGTTGTATATTGAAAATCAGCAATCACCCATAGAGTAGATCCAGCACCAGAATATGAACCTGTAAAAGCATGTGAAAAGTAATCTTGTATTAATTCACTTATTTCAAATGTTACACTTGTTTCACTATTGATAGGTTTCTTAGTTAGTGTGTATTGAGGTGAAGCTGGTTTATCTCCAATCACACCACTAAAAATATATAACTTTAATTGTGTTGATAATAACCCAGTTACATTTGCTGGTCTAATATAATATGGGGACCTTGTTTGTATTCTTGTACTCATTCTTCTAAATTTAAATTATCTTCTAAAAAACCTTCTAATATTTCATCTTCAAATAATGGCAAAGCTTCTTCAAATGGTTTAGTAAAAAACATAGTTGCCCTAATTCCTTTTTTATATATGCTTCTTGCTATTAAAAAGTTTAATGACTTTCTTTTTATAAACCTACCCTTTTTATCTCTTGGTGCTATTCCACTTCTAATGCTCCATTTATCAAATACACTGCTTGGAGGCATTTTAGTTGTGTATTTAAATGGCGATGTTCTACTTTCAGGATAAGTTGACTTTGCACCTTTTACACCTTGGTCCTGAAATGCTCCATAATTCTCAGCTAAAAATGAAACTTTGCCTTTATTAATATTATAACTTAAGCTATTTGATAAAGCACCAGTTTTATCTTGTGAACCATATCTTCCACCTTTAGCTAAATTCTCTTTAGCTTTTTTAATTACATATTCTGCATACTTCTTTAATGCTTGTTCAAAATTTTTCATTAGCAATATGTCATATCTGTATAAGTGTTAATAGTAAATGTAATAGCCCATCCAGCTAACATATTCTCAAATCTTTCTGTAAATGGTTCACATGTTGCATCTCCTACAATTTCAAATTCATCTCTATATGCATCTGCCTTTTGTAATACCCTCATTATTCTTGTGCCTAATGCTAATTGCGTATTTAGTATATCTTGCCTATTGTCATTTCCTAAAAATAAACTTGCATCTTCTGAGTTGCTTACATCTACTAAATCCATTAAAAATATTGTCATGTTTTGTTGCACTATGTTATTAGTAATAGTTGCATTATTAACCATTATATGGCACAATGGATATAAACTTTGTTTTTGCAAATCAATGTCTGCTATGTCTCCAAATGTAACTTGGTGATTAAATGGTTCAGCACTTATTGCATTTTTAATGTTGTCTATTACTCTATAAAAACTATTCATACTATATATTTTTTATGTATAGGGGTGAATGTCCGCCCATATCTTCTTTTATAAATTCATTTAAAAAATCTAATGCATCATCAAAAGACATGTTTTCATCTTTTATTGTAATGTCTAAACATTTCCAAAAGTCATATATTATTCTTAATGGCTTTGTAGCAGTTACCCCAATAATAGCTTCTTCATAACCATCTGCAAGAACAATTACATCATCTTCTAAAAATAGTTTCCTTTCTATTAGTTCTTCTATTATTTTATCCTTTTGCATTTCTTTTTAAAATACTTTCTTCTACTTTTGCTTTGTCCTTTTCAAATGATAACATATACAAACATTGATGCAACTTTAATTTAGTTACTTCTGATATGTTTCTAATATCTCCCTTACTGAGGGCGTAAATGGATTGATACCAACCCCACTTTTTAAGGAAGCTATCAGATGTGGTGGCAATTTCACGTCCTGTTGATTCTGCAAATAGTTCACTATATGTGTCAATAATTCTTTTTTTAAATTCCAAAAAAAAAGTAGTGAAGCCATAACAACATCTAAAGGCATATTCTTCATATTGTATTTACTTGCAGTTTCATATTCTTCAATTCTATATTGCCCTTTTCTTTTAAATGATATTGGCCTAAATAAAACGCCCATTGCTTTATCCATTGTTTCCCATTCATTAAGATAATTATCTAAATCAACATATTCCCCAAAAGTCATATCATCTAATTTAGGAATGAATCCAAATTCTTTTTCATTCATTCTAAACCTATCTTTAAATGCTGGTTTATCTTCAAATATTTTATTTAAGTCAAAAGTAATTTTATTGATATCTGTTACTTTCATTCTTAAAGCATCTATTAACCTTGTTTTACAAAATATCTCTATCATCTTCTGTTGGTAAAAAGTATTCATTTCTTTGCCATCAGTTATTTTAAGCCATTTTTGATATTGGCCTAATGTAATTTCATTTAGTGATTCTGGTATAGTTAGTTTAATTGCCATATTAAAAAAGGTTAGTTGGTGTAAGTGCTTTAATACTTAATTTAAGTTTTTCTTGTTCAATATATTTAATGTATTTAATTATCTTTTTAATAAGCTTCATATTATATAAATGTTTTTTTTTTGACTTTGTTATATAGGAATTTAATATTTATTTTTAATAATAGTGGTATTCACCTTTATTTGGGTTTTGTAATTGATAGCTAACTGCATATCTTAGTGCATCAATAGCATGATTGAATTTATCTATTGGAGTTTGTGATTTCTTTTCTAACCAACAGTAATTATTAAGTTCTTTAATTAAATCAGTGCTTTCTTCATCAATAATTAAATCATAATCTTGCAATAAGCTAATGCCATAAGTTATACTGCCTTGGCCTTTTATTGCTGGAACAATATTACAACCTCTACTAAGTTCATTAATTAATCTTGGTTCTGCTGAATCACCCACTATTAAATCATCACCAGCAAATTTTTTATTTAATTCTAATATTTGACTTGTTGTTAATTTAGGTTTATAAAAACACAATTCAATGTATATAATTTTATTTGCTTTATCTATGCTTGTTTTTACTAAACTTGATTCATCTTGTGCAAATCCATAATCTTGGCCAAAAATTATTTTACCTACTTGCTTAAACTTTCCTATTTTCCAATTAGTAAATATTACACCTTCTGCTTTATCTAACCATGCACCAAGTATAGTGTGCTTGTATCTACTTGGCCTACGTTCTTTCATTCTTTCTATTTGCTCAATATAACTTTTACTAAGGTTTTCAATGTTATCTAAATAAGTTGTGTGAATGTATGTTGTATCATCTTTAGTTATGTTGCTTCCAGCTTCTACACCTTTTGCTTCAAACCATCTTTGATATATAAAGTTTTCTTTAGTTGTTGGATTGAGTATTAATATTACTCTATTGTCTAAACCTTTTTGACGTACTGATAAATCTATTTTATCAAACATATCTTCATCAGTCATTTCTTCTGCTTCATCAAATACCCATGTTGTTATGCCTTGTAATGATTTAAGATTTGCAGTTTGGTCTCCTGAACTTGTTTTAATACCTCTAAATAGTATTTTAGATTTAGTTACTTTGTTTAACACTTCATCTTTAGTTATTACAAAGTCATCTGTTTTTCTTAGTAATTCTATTTTTTCTATGAATTCAGGAATAATTGATATTGATGCAGAACGCAAAGTATATCTTGTAAATAGAATAGTATGTCCAGCTTCATATGTTAGTAATAGTAAAAATGTATTAATAGCAAAGGATTTGCCAGAACCCCTTCCACCAGTCACAATAAAATAACGTGAATCAGATTTTTCAAATATTTTGTATTTATTGCTTAAACTTAATTGCACTAACTAATTGTTTAAAGTCATGTGATACAGTTTCAGTTGTGTTTAAATCTACTGTATCTTTTGGTGAACCATAACCTGAATTCATTAATGCATTATAAGCATTTACATCACCTTTTTCAAATGCCTTTTGTAATACTGCAATAGTCATATGATGTTCAGCACTTAACCATTCTTCTTTGCCTGTTAATGGATTTTTTCTTTTTAATAAAACTTCTAATAATTCTCTTACTACTGTACTTCTATTCTTACTTCCTTTGGGTCTACCTTTAGGATTGCCACTTTGTCCTTTTGTCCAACTTTTTAAATTTTGTTCATTTGCCATCATTCATTGTATTTTCATTGTTGATTTGTTCTAACTGTTCTAAATATAATAATAATTTTTCTTCAGTTTGTTTTCTTGTTTTGTGTTCACTTTTCTTTGTTTTCTTCTTCATAGGTTTTGTATAAAGTTTTCATTTGGTTTATTAAGTCCCTTACACAACTCCCACAGCTTGATGATTGTTTTTTGGCATTAAATACTCTATTGAATATTTTTAATAGTTCTTTTTGTTCTATGTTGGTTAATGTGTTTCTATGTTTGCTGAAGAATTCTTTTAAATAGTTGTATTCATCTTCTATTAAGCATTTAGCATTTTTATATGGAAATAGTTTATTTAATTTTTCTTTTCTGGCTTCACAACCGCAATCTTCACCCAATATGAATTTAGCTACTTTATCTATTCCTGTTGCTTTAGTTATCTTTTCTATACTGTCTCCTAAACCTTTAGATTTCATTTTTTAATTTTCTTTTAATTTTTTTTTTACACTTGCTAATGGTGTTTTGTACTACTACATGACTAATTTTAGTTGCTTTGCTTAAACTCCGAATTGTATGAAATTCCTTTCTATATAAATTAAATAGTTTTCTATCAAACCAATAAAATGAATTCACTATTTCATCTATCTTCTTTTCTATATTGAATTTGTTTATTTCTGGTTCTTTAGTTTCTATTGTATGATTATCTTTTAATTCTGTTTTTAAGCTTTCTTGTTTTTGTGCTTTTAAGTACATAGTGTACAAAATTTTATTGACATATCCAATATGCGGTTTATTGTTTTGTATTGCTTTTTTAATTACCTCATCTTTTGAACCATGAATTTTTAAATACATATCTTGTACTATATCTTCAGGATCTATGTTTTCATCATTTATTAAAGCATCAACATTTGAAATCCATTTATTATGGTATTCAGCTAATAATGATAATACTTTGTTTTTATCCACGTTCTTACAAAATTATAATTTTTTTTGATTCCTAAATTCTTGAAGTTCTAATAATAAATTTAAAAAGTCATTTAATTCTATAGCACAGTAATCTAATTGAAAGTTTTTAGTAAATACTACTAATGGTGTTTTACCTCGTGGCGCATCATTTCTGCTTTGCTCTAATGCTTTCCAAATGTTAAGCTTTTCTTGGTTCTTACATTCAAAACTAAATTCACTAATAATACTATTATCATCAATACAAATTATATCACCTTTAAAGTCCATTCCACCCGATAAAGGTGTACGTCTTACTTTAATGTTAAATAATTCTTTTAGTTTATTAGCAATAGATAATTCAAATCTTTTGCCCTTTTGTTGGCTTGACTTTCCACCCATAGTTAAAATATTGTTAGTTGTTGTTGATGTTGTTTAATTCTTTTCATTGCAGATTCATAATATTGTTTGTCAAGTTCACAAGCAGTCAAGTTATATCCTAAATTATAACAAGCAATAGCTATTGAGCCACTACCTAAATGAGTATCAAGTATTTTATCTTTCTCTTTAGCATAGTTCATTAAAAGCCATTCGTATAATTTTACAGGTTTTTGTGTTGGGTGAAACCTGTTTTTTTCTTGGCTTCTTACTTCATACGTTTTAGCAACCTTGTCAAAAGAAGACCAAGCCATTTCCCATCTGCTCATTGTAGGCATCATTTGTTTTTTATCCCAACATATAATTCCTCTTGTGTTATATAGGTGGTCAATAAAATAATTGCCACCCCAAATAATTTGATTTTTACTAACCCTAAATAATTCTTTAAAGTATTTTGCGCTTGGGATTTCCTCATCCCATTGTTTTAATCTATACTCTTCTTTGTATTTTTTCATTATATCCTTACCACCTCCCTCAACTAATCTACTTCCAAGACCATAAGGAGGGTCAACAATAGCTAAGTCAAAGTAATTGTCTTCATACCTTGACATTAGTTCCATATTATCTTCATTAGTTATCTTCATTAGCAGTTTGTTTTTGTTCTTCAGCTTTCATTAAATCAATTAGTTCATTTATGTATTTATGCAAATCAGGATTAGAAAATAATAATACTGCAATTACACTTAAATTTTTTTGGTTTGGTGCTTTAATTTTAATCTTACTTTTTTCATCCATCATTAATGCACACCACATATGCGCCTTATTGATTTCTTTGATTACTTCTTTTGTTAATGCTTTTTTAATTTGTCTATTAGCGTTCATATAATTTTCTTATTTGTTCACCAAGTTCTTTATCATTTGGGTATAACTCACAATAGTGTTTAATTATGTTTTTATTTATCCTTTGATGTGGATGTGTATAAACACAATCTTTAACTTGCCTATATTTATTTAGATTTGTTTTCATAATACTTAGAGCATATTGCAATGGCTTGGTCACTTTGATAACCTTCTTTTATAACTTCAGGAACACATCTATACATGAAATCCTTTTTCTTTTCATTTGGTTTTGGTTTTGGCATAACTTATTTTTTATTGTTTATATATTCATCTATTATTCTAACTATACACATTCCAGCAATTACTGCTAAAAAATGAGAAACTAACATCAAGTAAAATACATTGTCTATTGTTTCATTCATAATTATAATTCTTTTAATTCTTGTAATTTACTAATTTTTAGTTTTAATTCAACTATTTCTTTTGTTTGTATTGCATTATCAACTCTAAGTTTTCTATATGCTTTATCTTTGTTTCTGTTTAATTCAGCTAACTCATTAATGGTCTCTAAAGTCATTCTAAGCGTTTCTAAGGCCTTCAATTTACTTTTAGGTGGTTTACCCTTTTCAATGTCATGTAAGGCCTTTATAATTAAGATATGTAATTCATTCTTTCTTAATATTAATTCTAATTCATCCATAGTTTTAGTTTTTAGTTTTTAAAGCATTTACACCTCCAATAGTAAAACCCATTCCAGCATTGAAGTCAAATCTCAAAGGTTCACTAAGATTTGTACATCTACCTCCAGTTTCCTTATCTTTAATTTTTTCTATTCTTATTTCTGTTAGCATCCATAAATCAGGATGGTTAATTAATCTATGTATGCTTATAAAGTCATCACATCTGTTTGCAAACACTTGGCCACCTTCAACATCAGATTTTTTACAAGGTTGTATGTAACCTTCTAATAAGTGTTTAGCTGGATAAACCCTTCTTGCTGATTCTGTTTGTGGATGTGTATTTATGTAAACTGTTTTTTTAGTTTCATTACAAAATTGTCTTACATCATTACAAAATTGATAATTACGTTCAAACTGATTAACACTTCTATTGTGATTCATGCCAGTAAAAGGGTCAATTAAACAATTATCAGCACCAGATTCTTTAAATAGTTTAAATAATTCTTTATGATCATATACTTTTGAATTATCAATAAAAATAAAATACTTACTTAATAAATTATTATTAAATCTAATTTCTTCTTTAGTTAATTCATTTAGTTTTTTACCAGTATACATTTGAATTAAATCTCTTATTAATTGACCAGCTTTATTTTCACCTGACCATATAACATGTTTAATATTATGGTGTTTAGTTAAGCAAAGAAAGTAATATAATATCCAAGCAGTTTTACCAACATTGTCAAGTCCTACAATAACATTAAAGTTTCCTTGCTTATATCTAATGTAATTATCCAACTCTGTATTAATACCTAAACCAAGTTTTATTTTACCTTCTTGAAACCTAAATAAATAATCTAATGAATCTTTGTTTTTTAAAATCATTTAGTTAAAATATTTTTTAATTCATCATCAATATGTAGATTTGGATCAGAAAATTGTTTTTCCCCTACAACCCCTTTTATCTTTTCTTTTTTTATCTTATCTTTTCTTTTCTGAATGCTTGAGCCATGCTCAAGCCCCACCCTTGAGCCACCCTCAAGCCCCCCTTGGTTTGATGCTCTTAATTCAGCAGATTTTTTGCCACCTTTTCTGCCATTTTTTACATTAGCTTCATGTCTTTTTTTTCTTTCTTCTAATTGTTCATCTAACCATGATATTATAATAAATTCACCATCTGATTTAATTAAACCATTATCTAACAATGAATTGTATAATTTTTCATTAATTATTCTTTTGACTTGTTGTGTTTTTAATTTGCAATCTTGCGCCCAATAAAAGCAACATGCTTTCATAAATGCTCCTTGTTCTTCAAAGCTTAAAAAGCTAATGTTTCCTGTAATCCATTGTGATGGATAAAATTTAAAGTATGGTAGTTCTTTCATAGTTTAGTTAAAATTGTGTTTATAGTTTATTCTTTCAGCTTCAAGTTTATAATATAAAAAACTTTGCATACCATTAATATGTGAATCAGTTGGAAAAAAATATTTCCATCCTTTTGAAATTCCTCTATTAATATAATAAAAAAAACCAACTGCAACTTTACCAGTATTTTTTTTGAAATATACTACTGCGGTATTATCTGAAGTTGGTATTATTTCACTGATAACAAATTTTTCATTATTATAGTTGCCTTCTCTTTCTTTATTAGAATATCTATTTGCAATGTGTTTTATAAATGATTTTAATTCTTTTGCTATCTCTTTATTCATAGTATGCTTTGTGTTTATTGTTATATCTATTATAAGCAAGTATTTCATTATAATCTAAGGATTCCCAAGTATATTCAGGAATCCTTAAATAATCATCTTCATTATTATAATATGCTATTGTCTTTGAATCAAAATGAACTGGCACAGTATTCTTTTTATATCTGTTTATATATTTTTTAACAATAGTATATGTTAAATTTAGTTTTTTAGATATTTCTTGCATTGTGTACCCTTGTATCATTAATAGTGTTATTTCATCTTTATTTATTAAATCATAAATAACATAGTATTTAACATTATATTTTTTTGCTATTTGTTTTGGTGTTAACCCTTGTTTTAGCAAATCTTTTATAATTTTTGTATTCAAATCCAGCATCTTGTAATAGTTTTATAGTTTCTCTATACTTAAAAGGGTAAATCTCCTTCTTCAGCCATTTCTTCTGTTTCTACTGAAGCATTATCATCTCTGAACACTTTCCAAGCATTTAAAGCGGTATAATAACTTCCCTTCCATTCTTTTGTAACAACATCAAAATCAACTTTTACTGTATCACCTTTACTATTCCATTGTAGAAATTTATCTACTTTTTCTACTCCTAAAATATCAAAGCAATATAAGTTGTTATATTTTTCATCTGTTTCTAATAGAAAAGAAGTTTTTTTCCATTCCTTCCCATTTTTACTTGTACCAGTTTTAGTATCAAGTATTTTTGTTATTTTACCTTTTACATTCATGTTTATTTGTTTTTATTGGTTTATATTCTATTTTCATCAATTAAATATCTATATATTACTAAATTTATATCTTTCTGAATTACTTCTAAAATTTCATAAGAATCTAAAACTTTTTCATTTTTCCATTCATCAAATAAATTCACAAACTTTTTACAATCAATATAATCTTTACCATTAATTTTTTTTATGGCATTTGTATTATTTATTTCTTTATAAATTTTATGTAATTTAAATTGCTTTTGTTTTTTCATAGTTTATAGTTTATTGGTTTATATTAATCTTCTTTAAATGATAGTTCTTCTATTTCTTCTGCATATCCTTGTGGATTGCCATCCCATTCATTATACTTTGTAGTTAAATCAATGTAATCTAAATATCCAGCTTCTAACATATTTTCAGCTAATCTAAACACCTTTACATTATATGGAATGTTTTTTTCTACTGCAATAATATAATATTTAGTGTTTGGTGGGAAATTCTCTAAATACATTGCACCTTGCATTTTATAATCATTATAGTATATATCTCTTTTGAGTTTAAGGGCATCATTACATGTTTTTATGTCTGCTATCCATCCATCACCAACCATGTCAACTGAACCTTTAAAATTTACTCCTTGTTCAATCCATTCTACAGATTTTTCTCTTTTAGTACATTTGCTTATTAAGTCCATAAATATTTTATCATTAGTAACTGCATTTGTTATTTCTAATGCTGCATCTAATTCACTTTGTTTTATTATAGTTTTGTTTTTATTTATTTCTGAAAATTCTACCCATTCTTTGCCCCTTCTTGCTTTGCCTTCAAATACTACATATTGATAATTAAATACTTTTGGCTCTAATAAAATCTTATGAATAAGTGTTCCAAATTTCATTGCATCTGTTGTTTTTTGTTTTCCTTCCCAATATGCAAGTAAATGATTTGGTGACTTTTTAAATTGTGTTAATGCTGAATAGCTTAAGTGTTCTTTTTTCATAATATATAGTTTAGTTAGTTTGTTTAAATGCATCAGCTTCAACATCAGAATAGATACCATATTCATAAGCATTTATTAATTTAAGCACGCATCTGTCAATTCCGCGTTTTTCCGCCATGCATCCATAATAGTTTGATGTGCAATTTTTTGTAGATGCTTCACCAACACTTACAATAGCTTTATCACCCTTTTGCATTGTGATTAAAAACCTTGCAAAATCTACTTCAGTATTTAACACCTCAAATTTAGTTAGTTCAATCTTTTCTATTATTGCAATTTTTTCTACTGCATCATGCGTTATTATCCACATGCTTTTTGAACCTCTTTTTAGTTCCCAGAAATCATTTTTTCCAAGATTATATTTTTTAGCTAATTCTTTTATTCTCATAGTTTCTAATTGTTATTATTGATTCTTTTATAGTTTTCATTCTTTTAGGGAAATAATTATAATCATTTATTTTTAGTTTATTATCTAATTCATTAAACAATTCTAAATATTGATTAAATCTTTCCTTGTGTATTATTATATCTTTTTTTGTTGGTGTCCAAGTATTAGAACATAATAATCTTTTATTGTAGTTTATTCTAAGAACTAAAAATTTAAGTTCTTCATTTAGTTCTGATGTTCTATTAAACCGTTCCCATTCTTCAAGGTATGTCATGTAGTGATTTAAACTCATAGCATTGATTTTACTTGTGTTAATATTTTATAGAGTTCATCAAATTCACCAGTTTCAACAATAAGGTGATGGTTAGTTTCATAACTTGTAAAAGTTATTATTTTAGGTTGGCCTTCTTTTTTTTCAATACTTACTTCCACATCAGTTTGACCATCCTGAAATTGAAATACTTGTTTAGTTGTTGTTATCTGCATAATTATTGGTTTATATAGTTTTCCATAAATTCTACAATTAGTTTAGAATAGCTTGTTCCATTTTCTTCAGCTTTTTCTACAAACTTCATCATAGTTTCTCTTTTGTTTTCTGGTATGTAAAATGTTCTTACCATTATTCTTTTATTTTAGTTAATAATTCAAGAATTTCATTTTCTTGTTTCTTTCTTTCTTTTAGTGCTAATGCTGCTAAGTGTGGAATGTCATTGAATAAAGTATCAGCATTAAATACTATTGTTCCATTATCACATTGTAAATACACTTCACCATTGCCACTCCAAAGTGTTTCTGATTCATGTACATATATAGTTTTATCTTTTTCCATAGTTAAGCAATTTTTAAAATTATAGTTGTTATTAAATGATATGCTATAAGAAATATAGCAGTTAAGACAGTAAATTCTAATATTAATTTTTTCATAGTTTAGTTAATTATTTAACAAATATATATAAATATATTTATAAAACAAAACATTGCAAAGAAAAAAAATAAAAACAGGGAATCAAATAGGGGTTTTTAGGGAAATTAGAATAAATGTGTCAATCTGGCAACTTGGCCATCATGTTTTGAGAATATAAAAGCTTCTATTGCTTGGTTATTTGATGAGGTATAACCCATCTTAGAATGCCAAGTATCAGCTGGTGATGGACTTCTAAAAGATTCTAATGTACAACCTACATAATCTTTACCAACTTTATGGTGAACATGATGAGTAAACATATATCTATACTTTGTGTTGCTCCATTCTTTTGCTTCATCTGCCATTAATAAAGGTAACAAGTCCCATTTAGCACCATGGCCATGTGTACTGCCAATTAAATTATTATAGTACGTAAAGTATTTACGGTGATGCAAACTAATATCAAAACTTATATTTTTATTATTTCTAAAATATGTTGCAATTACATCAGCTAAACAAAACCCAGTTAAGTAATCATGATTAGATGAATTATAAACTATATGAATATCAGGATAAAATTCTAATAAAGTTTCTATTATATTAATATACAACCTTTTAGCAATATGGAAATGCTCATAAAACAATCCGTCTACATCCTGAACGGTTCCGCTTGTTGTTTTTCCACCACTTGCACTATCAATATGCATAGCATCATTGCCTATTATTAGAATAATTTTGTCTATATTGAACCCTTTGCTTTTTTCTAAGCAACCTTGAACACCTTCTAAAGTTCTAAGAACTGCGCTTTGTTTATTGTATTCTTCACCACTAACAAATGATTTACAAAGCTTGCCAATGTGAATATCTGCTGGTGATAATAACAAACAATGGCCATCATGTACTTTAGGTTTTTTGATTTTATTAAACTCAGGTGCATATTCTTTTAAATCTTTTATTAAATCTTTTTTGAATTGTTTTAGATCATTAGTTCTGTAACCACTATTCTTAAAATATAATGAAGATTCTTTTGATTTAATCCAACCTGAATGAATGTCATTTGGATTGACACCTTGTAATTCTGCTTCTTCTTTTATTCTTCTGTATTTTCTTAATACATTAACTTCATCATGTGTTAATCTATATCTTGGATTCCCTTTGCCTTTTTTTGGTTTATTAATTTTCATACTATACCAATTCTTTTAAGTATAGCCAAAGCAATTAAAATTAAAATACTAAACAGAGCCATCGGCTTGTATTTCTGCCATGTTTTTTGTTCCTGAACAATAATCTTTTCAATAGGTATAAATCTATCTTGAATAATTGTGTCACTTTTACATGTGATTTCATGGAATATTTCTTGCCTAAGTGTGTCATAAAAATATCTTGCTTCTACTCTTTCATTACTTACTATAATAGTTGTATCATGAAACATAACAGTTTCAATAGTGTCATAATTATAATTGTCTATTATAATAGTGTCAACTATTCTTAATGTATCTAACTGAGTTAATTGTGGGTTTTTTCTAACTAATCTATTTAACCTTTTTTGAGGTGAACAACTAACTAAGAAACATATTAAGAGAATTTGGCTAATGCTTTTTTTAACCATTGCTTTGTTTCAGTTCCTTTAAATAAAAATAATGCTAATGATACCGCTAATATACTAACAAAACTTGCAAAGGATTCTTCACCATAATAGTACATATATACATTATAAATAAATAATGCTATGCCAAGTATGTTAGTTATTATATTTTTTACTTTATTGCTCATTTCTTAGATTTTGATTTTTTAATGTCCCTTGCTTTTTTGCTTTTGGGTTTAAAATTTTTCGGTTGATATTCCATGTATTCTACTTCTGCATCAAAACATGGACACATTTTCATAAATTCATGTGCCTCTACCCCGTCATTATCTTTGTCAACAGAGTAATCTCTATGACCATGAATTGAAGCTTGTGGATAAATGTTTTTTAATATTTCAATTATCTTAACTAATGATTTCTTTTGTGCTTCTGTTCTTGTATCTTTTGCTTTTAAATTAGCATCAACACCACCAATATAAGCAATGCCAATAGATGCTCTATTTCCACCACCACCAACATGTGCACCCATTGTATTAACTGGCCTACCAGCTTCTATTTTTCCATCAATGCCAATAACGTAGTGATATCCTATTCCATTCCAACCCCTTCTTTTATGCCATTTATCAATAGTTGCTGCGCTAACATTTACACCTTCTTTAGTTGCGCTACAATGAATCACAATATATTTTACTTCCCTCATAATTGTTTTTTTGATTTAACATATGTATAGTAGTATTTAATATCTTCACTACTATGTGAGCAATAATTACTCATTTGGTTTTCTTTTTCTTGATGCTGATTTTTTAGCATTTTGAATTAATCTTTCTTCCATCTTAGCAATCTTTACTCTTAGTTCTGTATTCTCTGTTATTAATACATCTATCTTTAATTCTAAGGCACTAATTTTTTCTTTTAACTCATGAATAACTTTTAATGAAAGACCATCTGCGCGTTCTTCTTTTTTTGCTGAAATATCCATTCTTTTTTTCCAAATATTCCAAACTTCTTTTAGTCCTAATGCACTAACTATACCAGCTAATGCAATCAATAAGTTGTGGTCTTCCATTACTATGTT